ACAAAAGTATCAACGTATTTATGATTATATTCATGAATATCAACAATTAATATATGATTTTTATAGCAAAGATGTTGTTGCTTTTCTTACAACTTTTTACCATATTGATGTTGCTGATACTATCTGGGAAGATGAAAATGTATTTGCTGGTTCTTATGACCGTGTTGGAGAATACTCAGGTGTAAAATGGAATAAAATACTTTTACTCCCTGTTTACTATATTGAAGAAGTATCAACAGCATTTGACGCACAAGATATTGGATACATTAAAGAAAATGATTCAACATTAGTTATACCAAGTACATATGGTTTTACCCCATTACCAAATGATAAGATTAAATTTGAGCAAGCATATTTAAGACCCACTAATGATATTTATCCTGTTTTCAATATTGGTGGTGTCGAGAAATCTGTTAACGCAGATAGACTTTTTTGGAAAATGAAAGTTCATACTGAACAAAGTGTTACTATAACTCAGCTAGAACAACAAGTTTCAGATGTTTATACTTTCTTTGAGTATGACAAAAAAATTCATACTATTCCAGATGCAGAATTTCTATCTAAATTATTAGCAAAAAATGAAGATTTAAGGGAAATAGCTAAAAATAATTTATATGACTCAAGGAGTGGTTACTACTTTGTAAATAATGTAGTTGCTCCATGTTAAGTGGAGAATAAAAAATGGCAGATCTACCATCAGAGCAAATTTATAAATCTCGTGATCAAATAAGAAATCAAATTATAACATTGCTTAAGCAGTATATGGAATTAGAGAATGTGGATCTAACAAAATCTTCATTTTTATCATTCCTTGTTGAAGTTCTTTCAACTAATACTAGTAACCTATTATTTTATCAAATCTCTGCTTATAGAGAATTCTTTTTAACACAAGCTCAACTACCATCATCTATCTATAATTTAGCAGCATTTTTAGGTTATAATCCACAAGATGCTACCCCATCAGAAGTAAATGTTTTATTCACAATGCCATTATCTTTTCAAGATCCTACTGTTTCATTTACAATTGGTGAAGACTGGACTGTAACCGCTGAAGGTGGTGTTGAATTTAATACATATTATACTACAACTATAACGGTCACAAATAATTCACAAGTTTCAATTGTTGTACGTGAAGGTAATAGAACATATAACCTTCCTGTAACAATTGAATCTGGTCAATGTCTTTTTGTTTTACCTTTTAGGCAAACCTCTTCATCTCAGCAAGAATTTCAAGTATCAGAAGATCTTCAACAATATCAATTTGTTTCATTTGAAGTTCCATTCTCTGGTCAAATATCAACTCAAACAGTAGAAGTTAGACCAGAAGGTTCTACATCTTGGCAATTATATTCTGAAGTTGCCAGTCTTTTTTTAATGGATGAATCTACAAAAGGATATGTTTCAAGACGAACAGATGATGGAATAAGTTTACAATTTGGAAATGGACTTATAGGTTATCAACCAGAAGCAGGCGCTACAGTAAGAGTTACACTTGAACTTACAGATGGAGCTGATGGAAATGTAATTGCTGGTTCAATAACATCAGGAGATAGAATTTATAATACAGCTTTGAGTGGAATTACAGAAGTTGTGAATTATTCAATAACTAACCCTTCTCCTGCGGTAGGTGGAGAAGATGAGGAATCACTAGAACAGATAAGACAAAACGCCATTACAAATTTAACAGCATTGGAAAGATTAGTAAGTGAGAATGATTTCATTAATGCAAATATTATTATTGATGATTCTCCAATTGGGCAAAATTCACTTCCAGTATTGAAAAGATCAGATATTAAAGTTAATGAGATTGCTTTATTTTCAATTATATTATTTGCTTCTGATTTAGTTCCAACTAAAAATGTCTACGAAACTTTTTACACTACTTTTATTCCAAGACAAACGGTTATTACTAAAGATTCTGTTGATTATTATACTGTCTTTGATATGGAAATAGATTCTTTAAATTCTGTTGCTGAATACACTTATATTCTATATGAGATTGAACAGATTCCAACTTTAGTTACTAGTTATGGTTCAGAATACGATCTATATACTGATCTTTTAACTGTTACAAGGTCAGGTTCACAAGCAACTTATGAATTACAATATAAAACTACAGAATCTGACTATTTGGCGACAGAGTGTCAAATGGAGATTTCAGAAACTGGCGTAACTTATAATATGGTTAATGATGGTACTGCTTTTGTTTTAACTTTCCCAGATAACACAGTTATTCCAGAAGGAAATCTTACTTATTTCTTTACTATTACTCATCCTTCTGGACCAATAGGACAGTATTCAGCACAATTTATTTTTAGGTTATCACTAGATGACTTTGAGATGTCAAATGTTGTGGCTCCTGATTCTACATCGTATATAGTATATGATATACCAGTTGTACGTAAGAGTTATTATGATAGCGTTGTACAAAGAGATTTTGAAAGTCAAGTTTTGCAGACCATGCTTACGACAATGACATTTAAAGATTATAGGATGTTAACTGATTTTATTAATTTTAAGTTTGCTAATACTACTGGTAAACTAGATAATATGCAATTAAATGAAGTGGATTTATTAGCTGTGATAGATATGTTATGTGACCCACCCACCTCTGGAATTGAAGGTGATAGATATATTGTTTGTAATGGAACTGGTTCTTGGTATGGATATAATGATTATATTGCTACATTAGCTGATTCGACAGCTATGACTTGGGTATTTACAGAACCAAAAACTGAACAGATGCTCTATGTTACAAATAAAGGATTAAAATATATATACTGTGAATCTGGTTGGAGAGTTCCATCATATAATATTCCACTAGAGATTGAAGTTGACATTTTTACTTCAAGTGAATATTCTGGTACATTAGGAGATTTGACTCAAGCTATTCGTGAAGCGATCGTTGATGCCTTTACTGATCGTTTTGGAATAAATGCAGATATTTATCGTTCAGAGATAATTGATGTTGTTCAAGGAGTTGACGGAGTCGAACATTGTAGATTGGTGAAACCTGAATCAAGCATCTTCTTTAATTTTAATGTTAATAATTTTACACAAGAAGAATTACTTACATATGGTCCTGAGTATGTATATTTTACTGAGGATTCCATTGCTATAAGGATTTACTAAAAATATGGAAGAAATATTAAATAAGGTTACCAGCAACTTAAACCCTCTTAAGAGATTTATTGTGGGTAAAGCGGCTGCCGAATTATCTGCTCTCTCTAAACCTTGCTATTATCCTAAAACTAAAAAATTTCCATATGAAATTTTACATCTACTAAAGGTATCTGAAAAAGATTTCAAAGCATTTATTAAACGAAATAATAAAGGAACAAAAGCTGAAAAATGGCTCCTTCCAAATGATCTTGGAACTTTTTTGCTTACTTTTGTTATGCATTTATTCTTAAAAAATAGAGATCGTTCTACATACTCAGCTGCTTTAGTATATTTCTTAATTGTCCAATACTCTAGATTAATGAATAAGCAAATGAAATATTGTTATGAAGATACTTTCAAATATACTTTAGATAATATGACAAAAACACATTTATTTGCTAGAGAAAAGACTATACCCAACAGTTTATTCTATTTATCTACTGCCTTACAAAAATCATTTACAGATGACATAAAGAATTGGGATAAAGATGGTATTCTTGCATTTATGTCTGAAGCTCGTAGTAGAATATCTCAAAGTATAAAAAGTTTTGCTGCGAGTTATTATAAAAACAGAAAAGCAGGAGCTGCTATCAAGACACAAGAGGAAGAAACAGACGACGAATCGAATGTTTATCAGTATAAAGTATTACAAAGAGGTCAAAAAGCAGTTGACGAGGTCACTAAAAAAATAACTATTTATAGAAGCGTAGACAAAAAAGCACTTGAAGATGCTAAAAGAATTAGCAAAGCTAAAACATCAATTGCGACTCTGATTTCAAATGAAGTGGCGAACGAGAAATACTTTGATAATGTTAAAATTTTATTGCAGTTGTATGTGAAAGGTTTGACTGATATTAAAATGGTATGTGGTAATGAGTACTATTCTCATGTGAAGAAACTTATGGCAATTAAACGAACTACTGCACAACTATATTTTAAATCACAAGTTAATATTTTATTACAGGAAATTTTGAAAAATCTTAAGTTATCAGAAGG